AAGCCGTACAGGACAGGCTCTTCGTGGTAGTTCCGAGGGATGCCCTTGAACTCTTTGAAGACCTGCGCCCACTCGTCAGCGCGTTGATCGTAGATGCCGTTGAACTCTTCGTTAAGAATTGGTTCAACGATTGAACGGAAGTCTGTACTTCTCATTGGGGTAGCCATTGTTCAAGCCCTCCTTAGTACGCGGCCACGTCAGCGACGTTCTGATGTTCGCTGATTTGGACTTGGGCGATGACGAATTCGTCGCCCCAGTTGTTGTCGGGACCGGGAGTAATCCCGATCAGGCGGACTTGAGCGTTTGCAGCAGAAGAAGCAACATCAAGCATCATCTGGCTGATGCCGACAACAGTCGAACCAGTACCGATGGTGGTGAAGTTATACTGCTTACCGATGTCGGCTACAACCAAAGCAGCGTTGCTCTGGACTTCGTAGACGATGCTCGGATCGAGCGTAACGTACGCAACGATGTCCGTGCCTGCAAGCGATGCAGTCCACTTGTTGGAAACGCGACGGCGACCGTCTGTGTCCGTGAACTCGACGCCTTGGAAGGTGCCGATGAAACGGGCACCAACAGCGGCAGCCACGATTGTGCCTTCCGTTTCGCCACCAGATGTTGCTGGCGCGATGCGGACGGGTTGGTTCTGCAAAATATTAACGGCGTAGCCTGTCTGGATCGTGAAGGCGGTAGGACGAACCACACCGCTTGGCGAGTAAACAGGACGTAGGCCGAACGGTTGTGATACCGAAGACATAGCCTTAAACCTCTTGTTAAGTTGATGAAACCGACATTAGTCGAAAAGACCAATGCGCGGGTTATGCTCACGCATCTCCATCAAACCGTCGCCTTCGAACAACGTGCTGCCTGAACCTTCTGCCTGTTGCCGCATGATCTCTGCGGTTTCGGCCAGCTTGTTCTCCTCACGTAACGGAGCATCGTGGTGAGCTTCCTGCATAAACCTTTGATACAAGGCTTCGGGCAGCTTAAACGCGATCATCTCGTTGACACCAATCATTCCAGCCCATTCGCCGGTTTTGACTGAGGCGAACTCCATGCCCGGCACCTCCGACGCTTTTATCGGCTCGTAACCGAGCTGAATGCGACGGTGGATTGGGTCACGAGGGTTCGTCGTCGTGAGCCAGCACATGTGATATCCCGGTATATTCGGTAAATCAGGTAGTGCGTCATTGAATAACTGCGCCCGGAACATTTCAAGTCGGTCGTCATCAGTCACTTCGCGATTTTCGGTGACCTGTCGGTCTTCCATTTCGCGGGACTGCCGTCCAACACCGAGTTCCTTCTTCAAACGCTCATCAGTATTATTTGTCATGTTGTCTCACTCCGTTATTTCAGCGAGCCGAACTTTTGTCATAAGCCTGATAAGCCTTGAGCATTTGGTTACGACGTGGAATGTCATCCCAAATACCTGCGTCTATCATAGCCTGTTTCCGTTCAGGTGTCACGTAGATTTCTTTCTTAGTCGAAACGGGCGCGTGCTCCCGCGTCGTTCCGGTCGGTGGTGCCTTGCGTTTGCTAGGACTTGGGCGGGTTTCCGCCTCATCGCTACCAATGCGCGCGGCCACGCGGCGGGTCAGTTCGTGCCAGTATTCGGCGTCCTTGGGGTTGTACCCCTCGGCGGCGAGCTGGTTGTCGATGACCTTCGTGATGGCGCTGTCCTCGTCACGACCACTGGGGTCGTACCAAGGGTTCGCGTCCATCCATTCCTTTGCGTAGTTCACCACGCGTGGGTCAGGGCCGGGGTTGGCGTGTTGCTGGCGGGCCTGCTCGACCTGCTGCTTCTGCTGCCACAGTTGCTGTGCTTCCTGTTGCGCTTCGTCACGCAGACGCATTGCCGTTGCCACGTCTTCGCCGTTACCGGCCTCGACTGCGCGGGCGATGATGGCCTCGGCCTGCTTCACGTCGGCCTGAGCCTGCGCGATGCGTTGGTCGATGGCGCTCACATTGTTGGCGAGCGTGTTGCCCTCGATGGCAGAGACGCGACGCAGTAGCGCGTCGTTCTGTTCACGCAGCAAGGCAAGCTCGCGATCTGCGTGCTCCTTGGCGCGTTGCCGACGCTCGCGCTGTTTCTGGCGCTTGATGTTGCTACGGCTCTTGCGAGCGATTTCTTCGTCGCTGTCGTCTTCGCTATCGCCAAGCCGCTCATCGCCGTCATCATCGTCGTCATCGTCGCTGTCATCGGTATCAGCGTCTTCCTGTACAGGTTCCTGTACAGGTTCTTCGCCTTCGATGATTTCGAACTCGTCTTCGTCATTTTCTGTCAGTTGGTTGTCAGCCATTTACATGCTCCTAGAGGAATGCCTTGACGGCAAGCGGGTCACCAGTGACCTTACCCACCAAATCAAGATCGTTGAAGATTACGACGATGGCCTCTTCTCCATCTTCGGTCTTTACCGACCAACGGTCGCCGCCGTAGCGGGGCACGCGGACGAAGTCGCCGACTTCGCACCACGACCCTTCGGGCCACTGTTCCATTGTGTTGCGGTTCTTGAACGCGAGGCTGCCGATGTCGATGACCTTGGCTACCTGCGTGTTGTAGTGCTCCGTCTCGCGGACGTCGCCGGTCAGGATGATGCCACCCTTCGTATTCGTCTTTGGCGTGCGTATCTGGCACAGGACGCGCGAGCCGAACGGCTTCACGCCTGCGTCACAGGGTGGGAATGCTTCGTCTAATCCGTCGTAACTAAACTCGACGCTGTTTCCATTTATCTGCATATGTGCTCCTAAAATTCACGTTTGTCCGCCTCAGCCACCGTTTCTATCAGGACTTCCTTGGCCCGCTGCAAACCAGCGTACAGGCCAATGGCGCGTCCATAATCGAACTCGGTCTTGCCAGACGGCCTCTCCATCGCCTCAACAGCCATCGCTGCCTGTTCTGTCTCAAGGCGTTGGAGGAGGGTCTCTATTCTCATGCCGGTGTCTTGGGTGACTTAACCGGCTGAGGCATGATGCCCTGCGCCATCTTTTTGTGCATGGGCATGGACTTGTCGCTCGCCTTCGGGGTTGTGCCCTTCGGTGTCGCGGTCTTTGCATTGTCGGCCATATGGATTTCCTTATGGTTGTGGGTTTATCCCAGTGCCGGTTGACACTGCGATGCGTTCGCCAGACATGATTTCGGCCTGCGCAAGTTGCATGGCCGTCTGGTTGTCTTGCTGGTTCATGGTCATGCGGGCGTTGAGTTCAGCCGACGTGCGGGCGTCCTCGCGGTCCTGCTTCATCTGCTCAAGCTGCTGCTCGATTTGTAGCTTCTGCGCCTCAAGCTGCATCTCGGCTTGGGTCCGCATCGCGTCCATCTGCATCTTCTGCGCATCCATTTGTGTGCGCTGCGCGTCGTTTTGCGCATCCAGTTGTGCGCGCTGCGCGTCGAGCTGCATCTGCGCCTGATCGCGCTGCTGCTGTGCCTGTAGCTTCTGACCCTCAAGCGCGGTGCGTGGGTCTTGCGGCGGCTGCGGTGCGAGTTGCTGCATCATCTGCATCGCCTGCGCAATGACAGGCGGCAGCGATGCGAACACCTCAGTCGCGTCAGTGACCACAGTCTGGGACGCCTCGGCCAGCATGCGGTCGAACGCGCGGCGTGCCTCGTCGTCCTTGAGGTTCTTCATGTCCTCGCTGATGTCGATGCCCGACGTATCCTCGGCCAGCTCAAGCACGGTTGACGCATACCACAGCGCAAGATGCTCCTTGATGTGGCCCAGTATCACCGGCAGGTAGGACGGCGCGATGAGCTGGCTTGCACCGAGCGCGGGGTTCGTCATGTACGCAAGGTGCGTCTTGAGGTGGGCGATGTGGTCCTGCTCAGGGAAGGCGACAATCGGTCGGCCCATCGTGGCCGCGACGTTCTCGTTGACCGCGTTCTGCTGCTTCGGCTCCAGTGGCGGCACCAACAGCTCGGTAGGGTTCGGGATGCGCAGCGTCTCAAGCAGACGCTCCTCGACCTTGCGCATGTTGTACAGTTGCGGCAGCGCAGCGGCGCGCTGCGACACGGCCTGCACTTGCGCGAAGCGTTGGCTCTCGCTGAATATTGACGGGTCGGACACAGGCACGACGTCCATCGGGCCTTCGAAGTCTGCGCGTGTGGCCAGCACTTCGCCGACCTCTTGCTTCACGTCCGCGTCGTCCAGATACATCGCGTTGAGGCGGTGCAGGATGCGCAGCGTGCGCGCCATTGCGCTGTGCAGACGTGCGTGGATCGAGGAGAACACGGTCATGCCCTCTTGGATCAGGGCGAGCGTCGTACCGACTGGCGCGTTCGGGTTCTGGTCGGCCAGATTGTCCATCGACGTGCGGACCACGCCCTTGCCTGCATCGACCACAAAGCCGAGCAGTTGGAACAGGGTCGGCGATGGCGGGTTGAACGGTACCGGCATGGCCAGCTTGCGGACGTCGTCCACGTTGAGGCCGCCCTCGATCTCCTCGACCTGCGTCGGCTGGATGTTCAGCGACTGGCCGCCGCGTGTGCCGCCCTTCAGCTTGAGCATCGTCGGCACGTTCTGGATGTGCGCACTGTCCATCAGTGCGCGCAGAGCGCCAGTCGCGGCGGCGGACAGGCCGCCAATCATGTGCGGCAGGCCGATTGGATACGCGCCGCGCCACGGGATGAACGGGAACTCGACGAACCAGTCCAGCGGCTCGCGGCTCTCGTCCTCTTCGTCCCAGTTGCGGTATATCGCAAGCACCTTGCTCGATGGCTTGTCGATGGTGATGATGTACGGCGCGTTGCCTTCGCCCTCGACGTCGGCGATGACGTGGCACTCGAACACGGTGCGCAAGCCATCCTCGTTGTAGCTCGTGTCGTTGCGGCCCTCGATCTTGTCGTTGGCCACCTCGGCTGCCGAACGCTCAGGCTCAAGACCGGCTGGCGTCAGGTCAACGTCGCGATACATGCCGCTCTCGACGCGCTGCTCATAGTCAAGCTGCGTCAGATACTGCACGTGCGTCTTGCGCTGCGCGGTGTAGAAGTTGGTCGCCGCGAACGGCAGATACATGTCGTCGATCATGACGGCGAGGAAGCCGGGGCGGTTGCGCGCCTCGTCCCACGACATCTTGAGGTACTGCGCGCCGCCGAGCGGCACTTGCGTCAGGAGCTGCTCAAGCTCGGAGCGGAACTCTTGGCTCTGCACGGTGAGCTGCCAGTTCATCAGCGACGTCTTGCGCTTCGCCTTCTGGATTTTCTTGATGGTGACTTCGCCCTCGATCAAGTCCTTGGCTGGACCCTGCGGTGGCATAAGCTCCTTGATGGCGCGTGACGCGAAGTCGATGCACGCCTCGGTCATCATCGGGTGCACGACCTTCGATGCGCCGTTGAACTGCGCGCCGCCGGGGGCGTCGTCGCCCAGACCAGTGCGGCGGATGCCTTCTTCGTACTGCTCGTCGCGCTTCTTGCGCGCCTCTTTGTCGCGGCTGATCAGTTCGAGGAACTTCGATGCCAGCGCCTTTAGGTCCGGTTCGGGCATAGTTTCTGCGAGGTTGTCGTAGAAGCTGCTCTCGCCTGCGGATGGTCCGCCCTCGTCGAGCGTGACGATAGCGCCGCCGTCCTCGGTGTCCTCAACGTCGGTCACGTCGTCGTTCTCAAACTCAACGACTTCGCCCTCGATGATGTCTTCTTCCTCGATCATTGCCTAATCCTTATTGCCCGTACGGGTTCTGTATCACCTTCGGCGGTGGTTTGTCCATCTCTTGCCGCTTATCGACCAGCGAGCCGAGTAGCCCCTTGTCCATCATCAGGCGCATGGCCTGCGTCGTGCTGTCCACAAAGTCGTCGTGCTTGATGCTGCCCTTGCCTGTGAAGCTACATAGCTGCGCCACCAGCGGGTCGGCCCAGACGCGCGGCTTGCCGGGGAACTTGTCGCTCTCAGGCAGGAACACCCTGCGCCGTGCGAACACGGGACTGACCACATGCAGGCGCGCCAGCTTGTCTGCCCGACCGGGGTTGTAGGCGTGTGCCAGTATACCCTCGCGTTCGAGCATCTGTCTCAAGCTGATGCCGCTCCCCTTGTCCTCGATCAACAGGATGTCTGGCTTGCGCCCTGACGTCAGCGGCTTCGCGCTGCCGTACATGGGCTTAATCATCGCGACGTCCTGATCGTCGCCGTATGACGTGTTCATCTCTTTCTTCACGCGCTTGATCAGGTCGGGCATGCCGAGCTGCTCCTGCCAACAATCAAGCAGCAAGGCGTAGCCTTTCGTCTCGTGCTGGAACACACCCCAGACGCTGCACGCCGTGTAGTCCGCCTCGCCGCTCTTCTTGTCGCGGGTGGCCTCGGTGTATGCGGTGTCGAGCGACATGATGATCCAGTCGAAGGCGGGCAGCGGCTTCTTCGATGGCCAGAGCTTGAGCCAGCTCCGCTTGATGACGCCGCTCTCTTCGGGATCGATAAGCTCGCCATACAGTTCCTGCCGACCGATGGTCGTGCCTTCATACTGCTCAAGCTGCTCGAAGAAGCGGTCGGGCAGGTTATCCTTGTTGTCGAACGTCGAGCCTGAAACCACGACGCGGCCAGCCTTCGGCACGATGAGCTTGCGCACCAGCTCGACGGGGCGCGGTGTCGTTGTCCACACCACCTTCGGCGCGCGGCCCAGACGCAGGCCCATCATGGCCATGTCCCATGTCTCTTCGGCGTTCTGCCACGCGGCCAGCTCGTCGCACCAGATGAACTCGTGCTGCGGACCGCGCAGACGCGCTGGCTTCTCGGACGTGAAGCCGCGTATCGTCGTGCCGCTTTTCAGTTCGAGTACGAGGTCGGAGCTGTTGTATCGCTTGATGAGTGCTTCAGGTATGACGTTGAGCAGGCCGCTCTCGCCTTCGAAGCACGTGTGCTTGACGTCGGCATAGGTCGGCGCAATCACGGCGCAGTATGTGTTGCGCGTGGCAAAGGCTTTTGCGCCGAGCCACTCGGCACCGATGCGCGTCTTGCCGAAGCCGCG